TGACCAATGTAATCGCTCATAGCTTCGTCATAAGACTCAGGAGCAAACTGATATTTTAAAGCAAGCTCTTTTGCTTTAAGCTGCATTTCAGTATTTATTGAGTCCTCAAAGCGCTGATCAATAACACGCTGATAGGCTTCAGCAGCAATCTGTCCAAATCCTTGTGGTGCTTTATATGCCTCTGGTTTGCCAGTTGTAGGGTCAATAGTTGTTAGCTTTTCTTGCTCAGCCGCAAGAGCAACATCAACCCCCTTTTTTTCAGCAGCCCTTGCTGCATCCCTAAATGCAAGGTTAGCCATTGTTCCAGCCGCTTGGCTAATGGCTTGGCCTACTGAAGCTGCACCAGCATCGGCTCGAACAACTCCGACTGGCTGATTAAAGATTTGGGTTCTCTGTCTAATTACAGCCATTATGTTTGAACCTTCTTATACTGATAACCAGCCTCTGCCATAGTACCAACTGCACTAAACAGAGAAGAGTAAAGAGCATTACGACCACGGCGTTTCTCAGCCATAGCCATCATATCAGCGCGTAAATCTTCTGCTCTTGTTTGACGTGCTATTCTGCCAAGGTCTTGACCAGCTATTTCTTCTTGCCGCTTCAAGAACGCTTCAACACTGCGATCAGCCCCAATATCACGACCTTGTGCCGCAAATGCAGCAAGGTTTGCAGAAGTTGCTAGATCATATTCCTCGCGCCTTGCTCTAGCTTGCTGCATTGCAGTAACTTGATTTTCTTTTTTTTGCGTTTGCATTTGAAACGCATTAAGCCTTGCTTCTTCTTGTTGAGCCTTACCAGCCATTACTGTGCCCAAAACACTTACAGCAGTACCCGCTAAAGCTAAAGGCGCTGCTAGTGCTGGATTTAAAAATACTGCGCCAGAAAGTGGATCAAGTGCCATTAAACTATTAACTCCGTAACTATTCCATTTACTTGCATAGTAAGCGGATCATCTTGTTCAATCGTAATCTGCGGATCACGACTATACCCCAAAGAACGAAACTCTTTCTTACCAGTAAAGCCAGCAGCCATCGAAGGCTTTCTGCTATTTACTTTTACTGAGTTTGCATTCTTTAAGTCTAAAACAATATTGGTAATACCTCTTGGCGTTCCAGTTGCAGGACCACCACCCATAGAAGCATCAACCGCATTTGTAATTATCTTTGCTGTGTACTTCTTACCCACATAAGCATGAGTGTAGTTCTCAGCAGAGTATGCAGAAAGATCAACCTGATTGCTTACATTTACAGTAAATGCACCAAGAGAATACTGAGTAGAGTCCTTGATTGCTATTACATCAACAGAATCCCCAGAAGAATACACCGCGCTTACATCAACAAGATTAGTTGATATTGCACCATATAGCCAGAAGTCTAGGCCAACTTCAGTATCAAACTCACAGAGTTGCAAGTTGCCATCTGAGTCATAGACATTAACAAATATACGATCCTCAATAGCGCAAACAGAACCAAAGGTCCCAGCCGTTGTTACTCTAGTCCAAGCTGCCCTACGCTCTGCTCTATTCGAAGTAAATAAAACCATTTCACCATTAGTCATGGTAAATGCAGCATAAGAATCTGGCAGACCAAAACCACTATGTGCAACAGCAGCATACTTTGGCGTATCAATTAAATGAGAAGCAATTGTAGAAACAGCAACAGAGCTATAAGCATCCTCTGCATCGGTATAAAGATATTCGCGTATAATCCTGCCGTTTAACTCACAAAATATTGTAGCGCCATCAATCTCCACTGGCTTTACAAACTCAACGCCAAATGGTGTTTGCTTTCTAATCTGAGCATTTGTTGGTGTAATAGCTTGGTTAAGATATGTTGGCACGTAGAGTTCGCTTGACGCGGTAAATACTTGCAGGTCACGATTGGAAATCAAATACCGTATTTCATTAACATCGCCTGTTGCTGCAATAAGATTGATTGAATCCGCATCAGCAGCCTCACCAACATCAAAGTTAAAGTATTCTCCAATCTTACTAAACCAAAGTGCATCAGGTTCAGCTATTGTACCGCCGTAAACAAGCCTGTTCTCATGGAAAGTAACAGCAGCAGGGTATCCTCTTTTTGCTGAGAATGATTGCTCGTCCCAATCTGCAGTAGGTGAATCGCTTGAAATCGTTACATAACCACCACCATCTTCAGCAGAAGACGCTGACCCACCCGCATTAAATGTAAAGGTATTTTCATCAATAATACCGCTTACAGTTTGAGGGCCATTTAAGTTGCCAGTATTAATTCCACCAACAGCAGAGGCATTTGATATAGTAATAGACTCACCACCAGCAAAGCCATGAGCCAACATAGTAACTTCTACATTAGCTGTACTACCATCAGTGCGAAGTGGATTCAAAACAGATAACCGCGTTGATAGTTCATCAACAACATCGCCAGTTGCTTGAGTGGCAGATTGAACACTGGTTATTTCAATTTCATTTCCACTGTATCTTACAATTACGCCAACGTGCAAAGAGTCCAAATAATTTCCAGCAGTTTGTGTCCCTGTGGTGTCCCAGTAATCAGTGCTGGTTGTTAATGTAATACCAGTGCCAGTTGTTGCGCTAGGGTCAAGCGTTGTTCCATGATCTTGAAACTTAGAGTAAGGCTGAAACGTAACGCTGTTATCTAGTCGCTGATCGAAGGTGTAAGTGCTAATTTCAAAAGCTGTGAGGCTGGTTCTTGTTAGCAATCTTGGCGCAAACAATGGATGACATATCCACATTACATCGCCACGCTGTGTTGCTGTATATTGTTTTAAGTAATCTTGATCAAATGGCAAAGCAGCCGCGCTCGTATCTGCGGTAATAGTTGCAACAAGACTTACAGTACCATCTGTCAAAAGTCGAAAACATCTAACCTTAGCATTCTCTACAGAGATTACATACTCTTCATTCTGGTCAAAAACAAAAGGAAATAAATGAGATTGCTCTAAATAACTTGAGCGTGAGTATTGAAAAATTTTTGATTCCCCAAATTGAGCAACATAAAAATAAGAATTATCAGGTTTAAAAAAAACTCCTTGTGGAAGAGTTCCTTCAGAAACTACTGAAGTAAAAGTATTGTCATAAGATACAGTAGAAATATCCCAAGCCGTTGAAAGTGAGTAAAAATAAATAGTATCAGAATTACTCCCAACGACATACATCTTCGTTCCATCATCATTAAAATGCAATCCAGTAGGATTCGTCTCTTGAGAAGCTACAGAAAAATATCCGCTAGAACCTGTTATACCAGAAAGTGAAAATGGAGTAGGTAAAGAATACTCTACTACGCTGCCACTAAAACCACTTTCTAGGACAAACATTTTAGTTCCATCGGATTTAAAAAATAAACTCCTAGGATTTGTGACGCTAACTGTACCTACATGAGTTGCAGTGGTAATATCCCAAGCAGTAGATAAATCATAAGCATAAACGTTATCATTTTGATCGCCGCAAAAAAACATTTTAGTTCCGTCAGATTTAAAAAATAAACCTGTTGGCGTAGTATCTTGGCTAGAAACTGATAAAAATGAATCAAAAGATGCTGTCGATATATCCCATGCTGTTGTTAAATCGTATCTATTTATTCCAGATAAAGATGTACATATATAAATTGTTAAGCCATTAGGTTTAAAAAATATATCATAAGGACTAGAAATTGAAAGTTCTGTTTCAGGAGGATAAACAAAACTTGATCCATAATTATGGATATGTTTTAGGCCGTATCTTTTTTTCAAAGAGCCTTCCGCAGTAACCACCATATTTTCTACGCGCTGCGCAGATGCAGGATACACCGCAGTATCAGTTCTCATTACTAATGAATCACTGACTTCTCCAAACTGAAAGCTGTTCTGAGCAACTCTAATTTTTTGCATCAACTACGCCTTTCAGCAATAAACCTCGATGTGTGGAGTTTTCTGGTGGTCTGTTGTTGTGAGTCCAAACGCCTTGCCTTTATAAGCTGGCGCTCTGCCTTTTCCTCAAAAGCAGTCGCCAATGAAGCATCCCTAGCAACAGACATAGCAAGCATTGAAGCAACAGATAGCTCAACACCAGTAATAAAGTAAGAAGGCCAGTTAGCCTCATCAGCCCTAAAGATATAATCAGCAATTACAGTATCGGTTGTTGTCGCATCACAGAACGCATTGCCTTCATAAATATCATATTCAATCGGCAGGTCTTGGATTGTAATTACTGAAATCATCAAAGAGTCAGCTGGCAGCGCATAAGAAGCATCCCAGCGTGTTAAAGGTGCAGTACCATTTCTAGTAAGCTGCGCTTGTTTAGATGCAAACCTCCATCTTGTGCTGGTTAAAAGACCTTGAGCAATATCCTCATATACAGCATTAGCAACCGTTGCCTCGGCAGTAGAGTCACTAAATGAAGAAATAGCATCACCGCCAATCAGGAGGGATGCTCTCGAACAAATCAATAATGGTGTGTTTGCTATCGTTGGCATGGCAGTATGGGGGCCGAAGCCCCCATCCCTTAGTTGTTGTCTAAGACTTCAAAGACACCATCGTCATCAATAACAACAGCACCCATTGACATCATAGAGGTTGCAAGGTGTGAAACCTTCTGAGGTACATAGTTTACCTCAGTCTGAACATCAGAGTTAATACCAAGTCCAACAGCAGTTGTGTGGTATGCAAAGTTCTTACCACCAGCAACAGCAGACGTTGAGAAAATCTTGAAGCCCAAGAACTCTTTCATTGTCATACCGCCAGCGTAGGGCAGATTCTGCGGTCCAACAAAGTCAGAAGATGCAAACTCATTGATTCCATACAGGTCAGCAAAACCAGCAGGAGACATAGCAAGATAGCGTTGTCCGTCTTCTGGAATGTCTTCATTGCCGAATGTTTCAAACAATGACAAAAGGTCTGCTTTTTCAAGAGCAGATGAAGTGTCATGGATTTGAGTTGAATTAGCACCAGCATCCATAGCTGTTGTAATCAATTCATCAGTCTTACGACCAAGAGCAGCAGCAGCAGATTGCGCTACAGCTTGACGCTCATTGATGTTGATTTTCAATTCATCCAGCTTGTCGATGTACTCCGCAGCGTAGTGATCTGTCATCGTTGCTTCGACATTAGTGTGTACCAGCTCCATTGCAGTTACATCACCATTGCGAGATTTAGTGCTTGCAGTACCTTTACCAATTACTTGGAAACGAGCAACTGAGCCAGTTACGTTCGAAGAGCGAACAGTGTTACGGAATTTGGAACCCATACGCTGATACGCCATGTGAACTTCTGTCTCAAACTGCTTGATAAAGGCTTGGTCAATTGTATTAGCCATTTATACAGTCCTTATGAGGTTACAGATTTATCGTCGGGTGTCCGCTCTCTCACGTCAGCAAGGGTATCCTTTCGGGCCTTTCAGTGCATTACGGGCCGTGATGCGCCATCGTAAACACTTTTTCTATTGGGATTGCAACGCACAAACTCAACATACTTCTGAGAATTGCTTTCTATTACACCAACCACTTCAAAACCAAGCCATGTTGCCCACTGCACCATAAACTCATAATCAGACAGGATTGTCATAGACATCATGTCTTGGGTCTTATCAAAGAAGTTGACTAGCATTTTTGAGCCACGCGCTATTGGCACAAAGTGATCTGCAAAGTCTTTAGAAAACATAGAGAACATTTGCGGAAAGTCTTGATCCTCATTGTACCAAAGACCACCCACCATTAAGAAAGACTCGCCCTCCTTACGTGCCAGATAGCACTCAGAGGATTCATACATTTCAATCAGAGCTTCTTCTATATCCAAATGCCCTAGAAGTTTTAGCTCTCGCTTGTTTTCTTGGCTAAGATTTAAAAGAACCTCTTCTATATGATGAGGCAGAAAAGGGGTAAGGTAATACTTGCCCCTTTGCAGAATCTTAACCTCATTTGTATATTTGCTGGAAGCCATCTGTAACTTGCTTAATGAAGTGTGGATCGCGGTCTTTCCAGTATCTTGGGTCATTCATCATCTCCCTAAGTTCTTTTTCGCTGGTTCCCGCTACTGCTTGAGTATTGCCAGCAAACGAACCATCTTTCATAGCTTCCATAATAGCTTCTAATGCAATGATACCCTCATGAGATTCACACATTCTTTCTATTGCTGGAAGTGCTGCTTCTGGAAAAAACTTATTGGCAAACAAAGATGCAGCCTCAATGCGCTGATCCGCATTATCACCAAGCATTTTTGCCTCTGCTTCAATGTCAGGCATTGAGCCATTCATAGCTTCAGCATACATAGCAATGCCCTGCTCAAACTCTTCCTGAGAATACCCATTCTCAAAAGAATGCTCGGCCCACCAAGATAGCAGCTTGTTATCTACAGCAGAAGATTCATCTATAGATTCTGGAAGCTGATAATCACCAGCGCTTTCTGGCCTGTCGCTAAATGCTTCAGACTGTATTTCTTCCATAATTCTATTGCGGATGTCTTCTTCCTTAGTGCCAAGTTTGGATTCAAGCTCCTTGTATGCTTTGGCTAAGTCTTCTCCGCTATTGTATTTCTCTGGCAACCATTCTGGTCTTGAGGGGGTTGCTGCTTGCTCAACGTCTTCCTGAGTTACAAAATCGCGCCCATCGGCTTCTGCTACCTGTGCTGCTTCTTCACTCATTTGTTTTTACTCCTATGTGCATGAGCAATCCTTTGCTCAATCATTCCCACAAAATAACGCTGGCCCTCAAGATGGCGAAGCTCTTCCGTAGAAATATTCGGGCCGTTGACCAACTCAATGGTAACGGATCGAAAGTATTTCAAAACTTCTTGACCTGTTGCGCTAGAAAATATCTGGGCAATATTCTGACTTATCTGGACATCTCTGTCCGAACTACGTTGAATACCGTCTATTCCAATATTAACCTTGTTGCTCAATGGGCATACCTTGCTGTTGTTGTGCCAGTTGCTGCGCTAACGCAGCTATCTGTCTACGCTGTTCTTCGTCACGAATCAAGCTCTCTGGCACACCAAATTTCTTAGCAAGGTAAATAGCTGTCTGTTCACCATCAATAAGTAGCTGCAACATCTCTGGCCCAAAGCCAGTGCCAACCAACTCAATAAATCTAGCAACACTAGAAATATCCTGATTGGCTTGCGCTTGAGCAAGCGGAGATACAGAGCGAACCTTAACCTCACGACCATTTATAGTCGGAACCTCAATACGCCCTTGTTTCTTAAGAATATAAATAACACGTTGCAAGACAGGCTGAACCAACTCAGCTTGCAATCTACCGAATGCAGCACCCATTCTTCTGGAAAGATCAGCCATTCTTTCTGCAATCTCAGTTGCAGTTGCAGGGGTTCGATCAGGATTCCCCAGCATATCGTTGTAAAGTGCGCGTTTGATATTCAATCGCATGTCACTCAATACAAGTTGCGCCACATCAAAGCGACCAGCCGCTTGAATAGGCTGCAATCCAGCAGACCCCATAGCCTTTGGTATTATAGTCCCTGGCACTAAGTTAATGGTATCTGGATTAATGACACCATCATCCTCCATTTGGTATATACCTGATATGGACATTTGGGCATTTTCAAGGATTAACTCAATTGTAAGGTTGGTTGTTTTAATAGAAGACAAGGCATTAATAAGAGGGCCACGTCCATAAACCTCACCAGCGCACTTAGACCATCTAAAGCAAACAAATGGATTAGAACCAACACCACTTAGTTTCTTATAATGCAATACAGTTTCTGTACTCATGCAAATTGCATAGTGAAGATAGGATTCTTCATTCTTTGTTGAGTAGTCACGGCAAACCAGTTCAAGAACAGTTGTTTCTCTGTTTGCTCCCATCTGCGAAGTAACCTTGTTATCAAAGGTTCCATTCGGAAACATTAATGGCAAATGGTCAAACTTAACTTTCTTACGCTCACGAAATACGTGATCTATTCTATCGTCGGGGCCAGTATCAAGTACGACATGGGGTAGGGGTATTGCAGAAAAGTTTACTGGGTTTAGTGAATCGCCTTCCTCGACGCACAAAATACCAGTCCCGACAGCCAAATCCATGAAGGACTCATGGACTTCTTGGCTAAAGTTTGAGTTCTGAAGTACCTCAAATACATACTCGGTAACTTCATCCAACTCATTATCAATTGCTTCTCGTTGCTCTGGGGGTATTTCACTGCCTGATATTAAGTCTGCCCAACGCGCATAGTTTGGAACAATGCCTGATTGTAGGCGACTTGCAAACTCTTGAACGCCCACAACGGCAGTCTCGTCAAAGATTTTATCGTCCCTGCGCTGTCCGTGTTCTTCATAGTAAAAAGATTCACGCTGCGGCAAAGCGTACTCATAGCACTCTTCAAACAGAGGAACCCACTGTTCCCGAAAGGCTTTCGCCTTTTGGTACTTTTCAATATAACGCTTTGCTACCTTGTCCATTAGTAATTGAACCTACCAAGAAATCCAGCACCACCAGAACGAAACAAAGAACGACGACCAGCACCACCGCGCATACCGCGTCTTTCTGTTCTTGCTTCTAATGCTTGTGAAATATCTTCCCGCTTTTGCTCTGCGCGCTTTTCAACTTCTTCACGCTTTGCAACATCAGCTTCTACTTGTTGTTCGGCTGCTGCCTGTTTTTCTCTTTTACTAGGACCAAAGCACATAACAATCTCCTTTTTGCCTTCCTATTCATAAAGAACAGAAAAGATCAACGCACAAAGATTACATTCTTGCCCAAACACTCTGCCGTTTTTTCTTGGGCGACTTAGTAAATACATCAAAGTTTCTCTGGGCAACAACAGGTTTTAAGGGTTTCTGAGTATTCATCAAAGCCCTGCCCTCACCAGCACCCAAGAATAAATACTGAGCCGCATCGTGAATGTGGCTGAACATATTCTTGTCTGGTTTATCAGCATACCGCTCGCCAGATACTTCCATTCTCTTATAGGAATACCCACCCTCAAAGCCTTTAATAAGCTGAGAACAACGCCTATCAATTAAAAGTGCTGGCTTCCCTTCAACCATCTTGGTCAGCTGGGAAGAGACAGCCTCAAGTCGAAGGTCAACAGAGTTGGAAGGCGCGGGGAACGCCCTCAAGCCAGCACCGCGCAGAATGTGAAAAGGGGTGGACTCATCAGTCTGCGCTCTAAAATCACCAGCAGGATCACCATAGATTATAACCTCGGACGCTGCCGCAAAACGTATTGCAAGCTCATTCCTAAGAACTTCTGCAAAACGCACGATGCCCATGTCTACCGCCACTATTTCTGACTGCAAAAACCATCGGCCCCTGACCTTCTGACCAAGAACGGCGGCAGGAGTCAATCCAAAGTCTACGCCAACATACACTGGGGTATTGGCTGCTATTGGTATTTCTTCCTCTGCAATGTGAACTTCTGAAGCAAACATCGGATATACAGGCTTTCCATCTTGAATATGACCCAATCGGTTCATAACATAAACATCTATCCATGATTTGGTCTTACCTCGAATAAGATTAGGATAATATGTCTTAAGCATATTCTTTGTATTCTCAGCCTTCTTATTAGGCTCATAATCTTCTATCTCGCCTTCTTTGTTTTTTACTTCGAGCATTCCAGAAGGTTGGGTGTAAAAACTCCAATTGTCTGGCTTGACCAGCATCTTAGCTTGCTCACGCGGTATATGATCTGGGATTGGAACCTCACCAGCCATGATGGGCCACCAATGATCCTCTTCGGGAGCGTTGGTATCGGCAATAACGCCAGTCCAAGAAGGGCCGCCATCACGCATAGAAGGATAACGCCCAACACGCATCGTACAGGCATCAATAATCGACTTAGGAATCTCTCGCGCTTCGTTGATCCATATACCTGTGAGTTCAAGTGAAAGCAGTTTCTTAACATCTTCGGGCCTATCAAGAGCCAAGAAAAGAACCTCAAGATCAATATCCCCCTTTTTAATGTGGTGCGTATATGGCACCGACCAATGAAACTTCCCCCAATCATTCTCAGGAAACCAATCAAGCCAAGTCTTAATGGTCGTCGTTCGAAGCTGCGGGTTGGTATTTCTGATTATAGCCCATCGGCTTTTGCGGATTCCATCGGGTCCCTTCTTCTGAATAAGGGCGCGGCGGAACACCTCCACACAACAAGCCACAGATTTCCCAGAGCCAACAGGACCACGAATCCCGCGAAAGAAGGTATCATCCTTCATAAAGAATTTTAGTACGTCACCGTCTGGCTTGTACTTGAAGTCAATCATCTTAACCCTGCGTCAGTACCCTGCTTGATAATACGCTCTGCAATCTCAGGGCCAATACTATCAATCATCTGATCTAGCATATAGTTGGTTACGAACATCTTGCCATGCTTCTGATCGAAGAATTTAAAGTGTTCCTTCTTAACTATATTGCGCAAGAGATTAAGCTCTTCTTGTTTGAGCGTGTTTACAAAACTCACTTCTTTGCTTTCTTCCTAGTGGGTTTCTTCTTAGATTCATCGACATTAGGCGTAGAAGGATCGTCAGCCTTAAATGTTCCCTGTTTTGTTCTGGCCTTTACTGGCTCTGGACCTTCCTCCAACTTAACAGAATAACTCATATGAGTGGCTTCAGTCCAAGTAAAGCCATGAAGAGTGTGAGTAGGGCCAGTCCATAACTCCTGAGTATTTCTAATATACCAAGCCATTATTTTTCCCTTGCCTTAGCAATTAACCCACTTATCATCTTGCTTCCAGCCGTTGCCTGATCTGGCGTATCATATACAATATAATCCCTGTTTCTAAGGGCTAACTCAAAAGCAGCTCTTGGCGTAAATCTTTCCAACTTTCCATTTATCATTCTTATAGTAGGAAACAAAATCTCCTTACCATTATACTCCATAGAAGTTGTTCTAACAGTTTCACTCTGATTTGTCATAGCTGTAGAAGGATTTAAAGCGCGAGTTAGCCAAGAAGGAACCTTACCACTAACTGACTTAGGTAACTTTTCCATTATCCTTTACGCCCCTTAGCTGCCATCTCTTGAAACCGCTTCTTGCCATATTTCTTTCTGCCAATCGCAGCCGCAAGCGCCTTCGGGTCTTTAACATCTTTCTTTTCTAACTCTCGCACCAGCAAAGAAAAGCGTTTACCAGTTCCTAGTTTCGGCTTCTTCATGTTCTATACTTTCTTACTTTCCGAGCAATTGTTTTCGGTTGAGCCACAAACTGCTGACCCTTTGCCTTACCCGCTCGTTTAGCTCTGGTTGTAGCTGCATATTCAGAATCACTAAGAGCAGCGATAGCCTTAGCAGGTAAGTACCGCTCACCAGTCTCACTAGACTTCTTGCCAGACTTGGTTCGCCACTTCTGCTTTCCCCAATCCAGCAAAGATTTCTGAGAAGGTTTCACGTATACCTCCACCACGCTTCTTGTATTCCTTGGCAAGCAACTGTGCTTTCCTTGCCGACCATTGACCTGCCGCAGTACCGTGCGTTGCTTTCGCTTTAATTCTACGAAATAGAGAAGCCCTCATCTTAGGCTTAGTGTAGTTTCCAGCTTCATTTACCGCCACCTTTACCCCCTTCGCGCATCTGCTTTTCCATCTGGTTAACGCGCCGATATAAAGTATGTTGCCGCCCAGTCATTACACGCTGACCCCGCTTCCTATCTTCCTCAAGGTCTTGCAAATCTTCCTCACTCATATAAAGGCTGCGAATCTTACGCTTAAACTTATTCAACAGAGTATTGCTCTGCTTTCTTTCATT